CCGTTAGATATGGCCACGACTGGGACTACGTTGGCGGGGTATATTGGAACTGCTGCAACTGCGGCACTTGCTATATTTGCGGGTCTGTATGGTATCCGGGTAATTATCCGGGCTTTCCGATCTGTTAAATAGTGAATAGCGGAGTAGGTGGGCGGGGTGCAAATCTCACTTGCTCCGCTTTGCTTTTTGTTTTTTCGATTGGTGTAAAATCTGAAAAAATAAAAGGGGGTGAAATATGAATAAAATTAAAAAATTGATGTTGGTGTTTGGTGCTGTGGTAGCTCCGTTGGCCTGTTTTGCGGATGCTCCGTTAGATATGGCCACGACTGGGACTACGTTGGCGGGGTATATTGGAACTGCTGCAACTGCGGCACTTGCTATATTTGCGGGTCTGTATGGTATCCGGGTAATTATCCGGGCCTTTCGATCTGTTAAATAGCGGGGTTGGCGGAGTAGGTGGGCGGGTGGTGCTGTTCACCTGCTCTGCCTTTTCTTTTTGATTGGATAGCTATGACAAATAATATCGTTTCTGTTTCTCAAGTTGATTTATGGTCTGGTCTATGGAATTTATTCCTGCTGTTTATTGCTCCTTGGGTTGTCGTGTTTGGTGTGTGGTGTGGTGTGAAAGTCATTTTAAAGGCATTTAAGCATGTGGCGAAATAAGATAAAAATTATCGTTTTATTGTGGTCGTTTTGCTTCGTTTTTTCTGTGTCTGCGGAACCGATTGGTACCGTTGTGGTCTGGCCAGCTTCAAGCGCTCCGGCGGGGTGGTTGGTGTGTGATGGGGCAACGAATGTTGTTGCTGGGGCTTATTCAAATTTGTTTGCTGTCATTGGTTATAATTATGGCGGTTCTGGTAGTAGTTTTGTTTTGCCTGATTTGCGTGGTCGCGTTCCGGTGGGGCTGAATTTGTTCAAGGGCGGTCGTTTTGCTACTTTGAGGAATAGTGGCGGTTTGGAATATGTAACTTTGACGATTGGTCAAATGCCAAGTCATACTCATACGTTTAGTGGGTCTTGGAATGCAAGTGCGGAAACAGCGAATTGTGTGTATGAAGGTTATGGTTATTCTGTCCCTTGGATTTCTTCTGACGGTTACAATTTTACTGTACCTGCTACTGGTGGCAGTCAGCGACATGAAAATATGCCTCCATATCTTACAATGAATTATATTATTAAATATGCGTTTGCTGATGGTGATATTGACGGTCTGGCAACTGTGTTAAATGAAACGAATACTTTTTTATTATGGCACATGAAAATCTTGCTTTGGCTTTTTGGTGCTTTGTGTGCTTTCCTTTGCGCTGTTCTTTTCTTTCGGACGTGATTTTTATGGAAACTAATATTATTACTATTGTTCAAAATTGTAACGAAGTTTTGCTGTGGAATATCAAGGTTCTTTTGTGGCTGTTTGGTGCGTTGTGTGCGTGTCTGGGTGCTATTCTTTTTTTTCGTGTATAGGATAAATATCATGCGAAAGTTTTTCTTTTTTAGTTTTTTGTTGGTGCTTTGTCAGGGTGTCGGTGCAGATGAAATGACATGGGACTGGCATCATTCGAAATGGGGGGAAGAACATGATTATGTTGGTTCTTATCCTGATTATTGGACACAAACCTGTGTTATCGTTATGGGGGAAGATATGGACGTTACAAATGATATTCCGATAGGTACTTATATCGGTCTTCAAACTGCTTATACTTATATTGTTGGAAAGAAAAATGCGAATACAGCTGATGGATTTAGCATTTATAATCATGGGGGTGAAAATGCTGTTACGGCTGGCCCCACCGATCCCCCAAATGGTTGGAGTGCTTACAGTGGCAAAGTTTATACTTTTTTAGGATATGGAATAAGTGGACACGGTTCTGGTCCTCCTGTTTTACAAACTAATTTATCTTATGAATCAAGTTGTACTTATGATTTTACTTTTAAAAGAATTGAAACTTATGATGAAGGATTCGGAACCCCTTGCGGGTATGCTGGAGAGTGTAAAGGGGCTTTTGATGGGGGCGCGGTTTTAACTATACATAGATCGGGGTATGTTACTCCCCCGGATTATACTTGTTATTTTGATTTATCAAGTGTTACTTTTTTTGATGGTCAAGAAAATCGGATTTGGACAGCGAAATTATATGTTTCGGAAGATGGTGTAAATTTTGATTATATGACCGCTTATTCTCATACTGAAAGCGGTTACACATTGGATTCTTTCGGGCCGTATGATTTAGATTTGCCGGATAATCTCAAAAAAATCGTTTTATATCGTTGGGTTATGACTGGGATTTATGGAGATCAAACTCTTGGCACTTGGCAAACTGATTCGAATCGTCCTGATGGTTATCACTATGTCGTTGAATGTAATTATCTTGATTTAAACACTAACAGTCCTTATGTTCCCCCAGAGGAGCCGGAAGACCCTGATGGTCCTGAAATTGTCCAGCCTCCCGGTTATGGTGATCCTTATCCTCCTACAAACGCGCCTCCTGCTCCTTGGACAAATTGGCCTGCTGTATCTCCTCAATGGCCTCCTGATTATTATCCTTGGCCTCCTGATTATCCTCCTCCTCCTCCTTTGACTGAATGGCCCACTTATCCTCCGGATTATTGGGATTATAATAATGATAATTCTAATACAAATGTTGTCGGGCCGCCTCAATATGATTATGAAGTTAATACAAATTATTCCGGGGATAATGTTGCTTCTTCAAATATGTCTGTGAATGATATATATCTTGCAATTCGTCAAGCTCTTAATGATGAAGGGAATTTATATCAAGCTCCCAATCCTCCTAATTATGATGTTGACTGGACAAATGATTTATTAGATAAGGCGCAAGGGGTTTGTGATGATTTTGATCTGGCTCGTGGTCGTGTTGCAAGTAATCGTAATATTTTGATTATTAAGGGTCGTTCTATTATTTCAGCGATAGGTGATGATCTGCAGTTACCTGTTTCGATTGGCACAAAAATGTCTTATGAGCTAACGTGGCCGCTTAATGATGAAAAATTTGATATTGATTTAACTCCTTATGAGTCTATTATTTCAGTTATGCGGGCTTTTTTAAAGTGGATTATGTATGTCGTTTCTTTTTGGATTGCGTTTGTTATGTTGCGTCGGGCTTTGGCTCGTAGTGCATAAATAAGGGGGGGATTATGTTTAGTGAAATATTTAGTTTTTTCGCAAAGTGGTTTGATAGTTGCATGAGGTTTTTTCAGGTTGCCGGGGGTTATCTGCAATATTTGATTGCAACTGGTTTCGGTTTAATTTTAGTTTTGATTGGTTTTAGTACTTGGGTATTAAATTTAATATCGGAAACGATTCTTTGGCTGGTTACTCATTTAGATAATTTACATACTCCAGCGGTGGTTGCTAACGGTGTAGCTGATGGCGCAAGTTCTTTTATGGATATTTTGGTCGTGGCAAATACCTTTTTCCCTGTTGCGGAAATGTTTGCGACTATGTTGGTTCTGGTAACTGTGGCGGTGTCGTGTGGAGTTTATGGATTAGTGAAAAGTTGGATTCCGACTGTTTCAGGGTAGGGGAGATAATATGAATGAAATACAGCAAAAAAGATTCGATCATGCTTTAATCACAATGCCTTTGTGCTTTGCTTCATCTGCTTATCATAATAATCCTTATTATTATAATCGTTCTACGTTAGTGATTTGGGCGCGAAGACAAGTAATGTTGTTTCTGTGTGGTGATCCTGCTGACGATTGTCTTTTAACTAATACTGTTGACTGTAAAGCGGTGCAGGATTGGTTAAATATGTTGGATAGTGCCGGGGGTGATTAAATCAATGGTATAGTAAGGCTTTTTTGCGTTTGGCCGTTGTCGGTGATTTTAGACTCTGCTTTTTTTTGCTTTTTGTGTTTTTTACCCTATAAGCCGTTTTAAGGGTCTTTTATTGGGGCCGGTATGAATGCCGCATGAATAAGCGGATTGCTCATTATGTGTTTAGCGAAAATTTGGTTTCAATCCATGTTCTTTTTCAAGGTGTTTCCATGATTGAAATTTTTGAAGGTCGTTTAGGTGGGGGAAAAACTCTTTATGCCGTTGAAAGAATGGTTAAATATCTTGCTTCTGGTGGGTCGGTTTCTACAAATATTGTTTTAAATATTCCAGCGGTTACGGCTTTTTTACTCAAGCGGTATTCATGGGCTTTACAAGATGGTCAATATATTTTATTACAAGATGAAGAAATTTCTATGTTTCATAAATTTACGCCTGCCGGTTTGCCGGAACGTCCGTCATTAGTTGTAATTGACGAAGCGCATATATGGTTAAATGCCCGCGATTGGAATAAAACCCATCGTGAGTTATTAACTTTTTTAACTCAATCAAGAAAATGTTTTACCGATATAATTTTTATTTCTCAATCGGCTTTAAATATTGACAAGCAAATTATGCGTTTGGTTCAGTATATCTGGCGGTTCCGGGATATGCAAAAATTTAGGATCGCGGCGTTGGGGTTCAAGTGGCCACTTCCGCAATTTTTAAGGGTTCAATTCGATCAAGATGGGAAAACCGTTTTGGATCGTCAATTCGTTTTGAAAGATCCGGTCATTTATGGGCTTTACAATTCTTTTGATTTGCTGCGGAAATTTCCGCGTTTAGAGGGTGCGAAAGTTAAATTTGATGGCAAAGTAAAAAAAAGTAAAAGGGGGTTTATTATTAAATCTATTATTGTTGTTATCTTGTTGGCGGTCGGTATGGGTTATTTTGCATGGAAAAAATTATCGTCTAACATTGGTGCTGAAAAATCTTTTTTAGATATTGGTGCTTCTGCAAGTGTCGAAAAATCTGCGCCGGTGTCTGTTCCTGATGATAGCGCATTTGAATTTGAAATCATTCTTCACGAATTTTTTCGCGGTGTCATAGAGGATTCCTCGGGCCGTAAAGTTATTACTGATGAAGATACTTATTTGCAAGGGGAATTGTGTCGAATTGGAAAAGTTTTATTCTGTTATCCTGAAAAAATTATGATTGCGGGTTTTGATGGTCGGCCGCATATGGTTATGAAAAAAAAATATAGATCAAAACCCGTTGCTGATTCGAAATATTCGCCCCAGGGGCAAAATGTTTTTGATGATCGGGTAGCGGTCCAGGGCAAATATATTTCTCCGGATTTTAGCTCTGAAAATAAATGAAAATACGTGCTTGACATTTTTCCGTAATTGTTATATTTTTTAGTCTATAAAAATTAAACGTAAAACTGTTGTTTAGTTAACGTCGCATAATATATCTTATGTACTTGCGGTGCAACGCTTTACGACTTCTATAGAGGAGTTTTTGTTGTGGGTTCAAAAAAATCTTTGCCGTTGATTGTTGTTAAGCGTGATATTCAGAGTCTTTGGTTCGCCGCCGTTAGTGTTCAAGATCGTGATATTCGATTTCTGACACGTTCCTTTTCCTCTCTCGATACTCTTTTGATTAAAGTCGTTTTTTCTCTGCGTCATTATTACAAAGTCGATCAAGATATTATCATTCGCGTTAAATAAATGTCGGTATTATTAACATCATAATAGGGGGTTGCAATGCAATCATTTGAGCAGTTATTGGATCGGGGTCTTGCGGTTATGTGTGTGGAAGTTAGAAGCGCAAAACCGGATCAGTTTGCTTACGTTAGCAAAAAATCGGGGCAAAAAGTTAATGTGGTTTTGGTGCGGTTGGCTCTGGAAGTTCAAACAGGTGATTCTATTGAGCAAGTGCAAGGAACGGTTCCAGATACACAAACTATTCCGTCGTGGGCTGTCAAGGGCGCGAATGTTTATATCGGTTGTTCAGAGTTGAAACGTGAGCAGGGTCGTTTGAGTGTGCGTGTTGTGGACGCGGTTCCGGTTAAAAGTATCAAGGATAAATAATTTAAAGTATCAAGGATAAATAATTTATGAGTATGGCCAGAGTAAAATCTAAAATTGCGTTAAAATGGAATATAGATATTCTGGCCGATGGTGGGAAGCTCCGATTATGGACGTTTACTTTGCCGACATTAAAAAGTGTCAAAGATGGCTGTAAATGTTGGTCGGAGCTTTCCCGCGTTTTAGTCCGAGAAGTAGATTTCCAAGGGGTGCGCGTTTTTGAACTTCATCAAAATCACGGTTTGCATGTGCATTGTGTCGTAAATAAATTTTATCCGGTCGCACGTTTGCGGGTGCTTGCCCGATCATGTGGGTGGGGCCGAATACACGTTACAAGATGCCAAGGTCAGCCGTATTACGTTTCTAAGTATGTGAGCAAGGGTGTTCGTGATGGATCGTTCAAGGGCCGTCGTTTATGGGCTTCTTTCGGAGCTGTTAGAAAAGATTTAAATAGAATTAAAGATGTTGTTGTTTGTTCTGCTAAGGGGCGGGCTTTTAAGGTTTTAGAGGAATACAAATGGTTAAAAGCATATCGCAAAAAATTTGGCAGATTGTCTGGTGTTTGCTGGCGTAGATATTTGGAGGAAGCGAATCGTGTTTACTGGGCTTGGCTTCTGGCTCCGCCGGGAACCCCGGTCTGGCAACTTGTTGACAGATGGGCGGTTCCCGCCGGATTTGAAGCGCGTCAGGTACATCAATTAACCTTGTTATAATATAAAACAATTATTTACTGCTTAAAAATGAATTGTTTTTTTAGGGGTTTTAATAATGGAAATTAATGTTTTAGTAGAGGTTTTATTCGGCTTTGGTTTGTGTTTATCGTTGGGCTTGATGTCTGCTGGTTTGCGTGTTGTTCTTAAAAGTTTCGCGTTGGTCGCTGATTCTGCTTGAAAAAAAAGGTGGTGGAATATGAATAAAATTAAAAAATTGATGTTGGTGTTTGGTGCTGTGGTAGCTCCGTTGGCTGTGTTTGCCAGTACAAATGCGCCGATAGATTTGACTTCTACTGGTTCGGTGTTAGCTGAATTTATCGCGGTGGCGTCGGTGGCGGCTCTTGGTGTATTTTTGGGTTTGTATGGTATCCGGATAATTATTTGGGCTTTTATGCGTGTTAAATAATGGGCTGTGAATTGTTTGATTTTTGGTGTTGGTTTTATAGAAAAATAAAAGGGGGTGAAATATGAATAAAATTAAAAAATTGATGTTGGTGTTTGGTGCTGTGGTAGCTCCGTTGGCCTGTTTTGCTACTACAAACGCTCCGATAGATTTGGCCTCTACAGGGACGGATTTGGCGGGGTATATTGGAACTGCTGCAACTGCGGCACTTGCTATATTTGCGGGTCTGTATGGTATCCGGGTAATTATCCGGGCCTTTCGATCTGTTAAATAGCGGGGTTGGCGGAGTAGGTGGGCGGGGTGCATTGTTCACCTGCTCTGCCTTTTCTTTATG